CTAAATGAATAAGCATTGGCTTTAAATAAGTCGTTGTAAGCGTTAAATAATTACCACTTAATGTATTTGCTATGATATCCGCTTTTATCTTGTCTAATAGCTTCGTACCGGTAAAATTTTGCAAGTCTGTATCTTGTGCGATTTTAATATATTGTATAAAATTGTCGGTATCTACGTTTCCGTTTAACGAAGTGAATTTAACTAAATCTTGTCTTGTAACTAAAAGTGCTTCTGCCATTATTGAAAACGTTTGTTAGAAGGTAAAAAACCGTGTGTGTTTGGTATGTCGATTGGACGTGTTGCAACTAAACTTGGATTAGTAACTACATAGCCAAATTTAGCAGCTTTTGCTTGTGCTAATTTTTTTGTGTTTGCGGTTATGTTTAATCCTGTTCCTTCAAATACTGCATAAACTTGTTTGTTCCAACGGTGATGACAATTTCCACCGCCCTTATATAACCAAATAGAATAGTAGTCTGTTCCTTTAGGCCCCCAACCTGCGTTAACAACTTGTGTACTCATATTTAAAATATCTTCTTTACGGTAAATCTTGTTTGCTTTTACCATTTGTGTACAAAATTCACGTGGATTGTCCGTTACTTCGCCTTCGTATTTATATCGAACAACAAACTTTACTCCGTCAATAGTTTTGTCTTGTTTACTTGTTATGTTTGGTCTTGCGTCACCTGTTGAAACCAAGTTTACAATTTTGTTTAATAAACTTTGTTTTGGTTCTTTACTTAACAACTCGTTTTCTTCGTCGTCTGTGTCGTAGTCAACTTCTTTTTCGTCTATTAAAACCCAATTGTCTTGTGGTTCTTCGCCTAAATCAATTAATGGGTTTGTGTGTGCGCTTAATTCCGTTCCTGTTTCTTCAGCAACTTGTTCTTCGTTCTGCGTGTTTTCCAAGTCCGTAAACTCTAAAGGTTGTAAAGTCTTGAAAAATAACTTTAAAGCAATTCCGTTGTAAGCTAAAATGCTATCAAAAGCGTCTAATAGTTCTTCTTGAAATGGTCTTATAACCATATTGTCAAAAAGAATACTTGAATTTTTAAGTTCTTCTGCGTTACTTGAAAAGCCATTTGTTGATGCAACTCCAAATAATAAAGGTGAAGTTATGTTGTGTCCTAACATAATCTTGCGTAAACATTCTTCGCTTAAATAAGTGTACTGGTCTGCCGCGTCATTTAACGGTATATCGTCAACTGTTGTTTTGCTTTCTGCGTTGTTGTTAAAAGCTACAATTACTTTTTGTCCACGTGAACCTGTTAACTTGCTTAAAACTTTGTTTGAAATAATACTTTGTTGTTCGTCCGTTGGTATTCCGTTATTAAAATTTACAACTTTAGTTCCACTAAATCCGTTTTGAACTTCGTTAATTAAATAGTCGGCAATTTCTTCTTCTAAAAGTGTATAAGGTACTGCACCTTGATAGTCAGGATATGCGTAATATTTCATTCCAACCGAATAAGGTTTAGAAAATAATATTTCTATTTTTTCTTTTCCATAACTAAAAGCATTAAACCTAATCGGAGCAAACTTTTTTGTATCGTCCCAATTGTCAGAATAATAATAACCTGTTATTTGTCCGTCTTTGTCGCATTTTTCAGCTCTTAATAAATTAACAGGAATATGATATGCTTTTAATATTTTGTCGTGCTTGTCATTGTAGTGTACTTGAATAGCAAATTGTCCAAACATTTTCCTATCCAGCACCATTTTTCGTACGTCTTCTTTGTGAAATAAAGACATCATTTGTGCGTATTCATTAGGCTTTTTATTAGCGTCTAATGCACTTAAACCTTTTCCGTAAATTAATCGCGCTACGTTGTTTATAATAGCGTTATTCGTTGTTGAATTGCTATAACGTTCAATTAAGAATTGAAAATATTGGTCTCCGTCTTCAGTTAAAAAGTCAACCCAATTTTCTCGGTTTGTTTCCGAAATAACAGGTGACGTATAAGCCGACAAATTTAAAACGTGTAAATTATTCATATACTATAAAATCATTTGTTGTGGAATTAGAAACGTACTGATTATTGTTAACCGAAAACGTAACTAAACTTTGTGCTGTGCAAAATACTCGGTCTTTATATATAATGGTTGTACCTACTCTTAAAATTAAATTGTAAAAATGTCCTTCTACTAAACCAAAAGTTGCTGTTATCGTGTTTATGTAGTCCCCTGTTGTGCTTGAAGTAATCGCTACAGGTGTTGTTACGTTTGTTTGTTCGTCTGTTAGTTCCATAACATTAAAGGTATTGTCACGTGGAATAAAACTAAATGTCTGCGGACTTCCTGAAGGTGTTAATACTATCATATAGTTATAATTAAATATTCGTGTTTTTGTTCTTTTTTTAAGACAAAAAAAAAGCCGAACTATGAAGAACGGCTTTAAAAATAATTTTTTTAAGTATTAAACATTTGTAATTACACAAGCAGGTCCTACTACTGATGAAATGGCAGCATTTCCATAAGGTGAACCAATATTTATGTGATTTGCAGGAATTTCTTCCATTCCTACAAGTGTCATTGTATAACCGTTAAAATCACCAAAAGCAGTTCCGTTTGTAAGTACGCCTGTTGTTACATCCATACCGTTAGCAAGTCCGGCTAAAAAGAATTTATTTGAATTAGTTTGTACTATTATATTTGGTCTTCCAAAAGCAAGAAGTTTCATTTGTTTTGTTGTAACTGCATCTAAACCTTTTAATGTAAAAGTTAAAGTTTGTTCTACAAAAGTTGTTCCGTTTTCTCTTGAACTTGTTATTGTTTGCTCAAATGTATTAGCACCTTTTAAATCAAATTTATAAACAGGTGATGTTGGTGGAGTTAATGCTATTGCTGTTATTTGGTCTGTTAAATCAGCTGAACCATAAGTTACTCCTGTTATAAGACCGTTATTGATTACATAAATGGCTTTTAAACCACCTATTCCTGTCGTACAGTCTTCTACTCGTCCGTGTGTTATTAATGCACAAGCCATTTCGTTTTGTTTTTAATTGTGGATAAAATAAAGCGCAGTTGCCTACGCTTTTTATTTAATGTTATACTCCGTAAAGAACTACGTCTGAACCGATACCGTATTGAATACCCGCGTTGTAACGTAAAATAACTCTTACATTGTTTGAACCGTCAATATCCGCCATATCAATAGTTTTCACAAGTGAATTGTCGTTTAAAAGTCCGCATCCAAAATAAAGGTTGTCTACAGTTGTTGCAATCATATTGTTTGCTCCAAGTCCGTTAGCCATAAAAATTGGAATACCATCATAAGATAAACTTCCGTTTGTGTACCATTGTGTTCCCTGTGTGTTTGTTCCGTTTGCCCCTAAACCTGAAGCTGCAAAACCACCTAATGCACGAACATACAATTTAGCAATCTTTTGAGATACATAAATTCTTAATCCTTCGTTTCCATAAAGTGAAGCTGGGATTAAATCTACTGTTCTTCCTATTTCGCCAATTACAGTTGTTGCGTCTAAAGTTGTTGTCAATGGTGCTGAAACGTCGATAACGTCTGCGTCTGCTAACATCAAAGTTTTAAATCCGTCAAACTCTCCTGCTGTTGCGTTTGTTCCTGCCCAAATTGTAGTTTCAATTTTAGCTGCTACTTTAGCCGCTACGTGTGCAATTAAAAAGTCTGCAAAAGTTTTAGGCAACGTCTTAAACGCTGAATAACCCATACTTGCCGATTGCCAAGATTGTGCTAGGTCTAACTTGCAAAGTTGTAAATTTACTTGAAATTCTTCTGTTGTTAATACTCTTTCAGTTAGTGTTACCGTTCCTGAAGCTGTGAAATCACAAGTTGCGTTTGCTACGATGTTTCCTGTAGCTACTTTTTGCATAACTTGTTTGTAAGCAACGTTTGGAAGTATAGATACTCCACCTTGCTCTAATGTTGGTGCAGACAATAAAGCTGCTGCTAAATACTTACCTGCAAACTCACCTGCGTAAGTTGTGGTAATTACTGGGTTTGAACCAAATGGCATTTTGTTAAGTTTTTAAATTGTTAATACTAATTGTTTATTTTTTCTATAATTGAATCCATTATTGAACGTGGTCTTTTACTTGCGTATTGGAAGTGTTCAACTTCATTCGTGTTTTCAGGGTTAAACGCAATTGGCTTTACTTCGGTAAGTTCGGTTGCTTCAGTTGCAACTTCTTCAACTTTCGATAGTAATTCGATTTGTGCTTTTAACTCTATATTTTCTTGTGTTAATTTTTCTATTTCTGCAAAGAACGTTTCTTTAACTACGCTTTCAATTGTCTTCTTTGCTGTTGGTGTTGCTTGTGCTTCAACTTCTTCTTCTACTTCCGGCGTTTCTTCAACAACTTCTTCTTCAGTTGCAACTTCTTTTATTTCTAAAATAATTCCTTCAACTTCTACAACTAAAATACGTCCGTCTTCTAATTCATATTCTCCAATTGGAACAGGAATCTTTTGTTCGTCTTCAGTTACAATAAAAACTTCTTTGTCAGTTTCAAAAGTGTCTGCTTCAAAAATTGTTATTCCGTCCATTAACTTCATTGTTTCCAATTTCACTTCCATTCCTAAAAGTGTTTTGATTTGATTAATTACGCTTGTTTTCATATTTGATTTTTATTTAATTTGATTTAGTTTTGCAAGATTGTTTGTAGCATCAACATTTAATGTTTTTATTCTTTCAATTAAAGATAAATCTCTACTTGGAATTTCTATGCCTAAAACTTTAGTATCTGTTACCAATTTATCTATTAATTTTTGAGCCGCTTTTGCTCTTGATAATGATTCACTATATAGAGACTTTGTTTTTTCTATTGTTGTAAAAGCGTCTTTGTTCCGTTGTTGAATGTCTGTTACTAAAGCAATAATATCTTGAACTATTCCTAATTGAACTTCGTGTTTTGCTAACTCCGTTTTATCGGATAACCTGTCGTAAACGTTTTGTAGTGTGTTCATATATTTATAATTTAATTGTTTATTTTTTGTTGTATTTTTAAACTTAACGTCCTTGTCTTGTATAAGTTTTAACGTAATTTTTACTTGACTTTAATTTGCTATTTCGTGTTTTTGCGTGTACTCCTGCACGTTTAACTTTCGGTTTTTTAAGATGAACTTTAACGTTAGTTTGCTTCGCCATTTAAAATCCAAATTTTTGTATATTGGTTTGTATTTTGTCTATTACATCTTTTCTTATTTCAATAGCTTGTATTACTGATTGAGCTTGTTTGTAAAAATCAGTACTTTTAAAATCTAAACCTAATTCTTTAGCTTGTTTTTCAGATTGAAATAATGGCTCATTAATATTACTTAATAAAACATTATATTTAATTTCTATTTCTCTTGCTTTAATAATAACTCCATTTAAAGTAGCTTTAAAATCACTATATAAATTAGCTTCTTGTTTTTTACCTTCTGCTATTCCTTTTTTTAAATCGTCAACTAAACCTAATTCTACTTTTTGACTTGCTAACTTCGCTTCTACTTTTGCAGTAATATCTGCAATAATTAATTCTTTAGTTGTTTTCATTTTCCGTTATTATTTGTTTTATTTTATCTATTAAAATTTCATCTTCGTTAATTAAACTCATTTCGTATTTGTCCGCAAAATAACCTTCAATAGAAAATCCTTTTACTTCGCCTAATTTTACTTTGTTCCAAATTTCATCGTTGTTTACTTTCATAGAAATTACCCAAGTACCTTTTGGAAAATTAAAACCGTAGTTCGTGCTTTTGTCGTTTTTTCCTTCTGTAATCCAACTTTCGACAACCGACATTCCTTCTAACTTTTGTTTGTGTTCTAAAGTTGCGTTGTTCTGGTTGCTATTCATAAAAAATAATTCACTTGCTTTGCGTACCGTTTCTTCAGAAAAGTAAATATAGTATTCTTCGTTCTTGTCGTTCTTCCTATATATTTGTTTATTAGGAATTAAAGCTGCACCCATTAAAATACGCTTTTCAGCATCTACTTCTTTTAACTCTATTTCGTGTTTTTTTAGTGCTATAAAGTCGCTTTCGATTGCAGGACTTTCAACAACTGAAACGGCATCAATTCCGCTTGTCTCGTCTTTTTCGTCAATTATTAATTCAACTATTCGCATAATATATTAATTAAATTATTGTTTGTTTGTTGTATTTTCTAACCGCCTAAAGTTGCGTTTGCTAACCTGTTTCTATCTAACGCCTGTTGTGAAGTTACTTGTCCTGAAACAACGTAAGCTTGTATTGGTTGTTGGTTTAAACTTGCAAGTTGATTAACTCCGCTTTGTCCAACTACGTTAAATTGTGGTGCGCTCATCGTTGGAGCTGTTGGAACGCCACCGCCACCGCCACCGCCACCTGCACTTCCACCACCTTCAAATTGTGTCTTTGCTATTTTTGCTACTTGAACTGCACCGGCTGCTCCTGCTAAACCTGCTTCAACAAAACGTTGACCTGGAAATAAACTATCTTTTGGATTTAATGCCAATGCACTTGCAACTGCTAAATATGTATTCGTTAAAGCTGAAGCAAGATTAAATGCTTTTTGTGCTTTAAAGGCTTTACGTTGGTCTTTTTCGCTTTTTCCTGCGCTCATTTGAAAAGCATCATTTAAAATAGATAAAGCCGCCATTGCCATATCAATACCTTTTTTTTGTAAAGCTGATTTTTTTTCTGCTTCTGCTTTTGCTATTTCTATTGATTTATCAGATATTAATTTTTCTGCTTCAAGTCTTTTAGTTCCTTCAGCTACTATTTCAGAAATAACAGTTGTAGAGTGTTTGCGTGTTAAAAAAAGCTGTTCGTCTTTTTCTTTTTTTATTACTTCAGTTGCTTTTGGTTCTTCTTTTTTAACTTGCTCTACATATTTTTTACCGCCATCGGTTAATTTGTCAATATTTTTTTCTGCTTTATTTAACGCTATTCCATAATTTTCAAATCTTTCTTCTGCGTCTTTTAAACTTTGTTTGTTTGTTTCTAATTCTTTATTTAATTTTGAAATTGAAATTGAAGCTGACAAAGAAGCTTTATCAGTTTGTGATAAACCCGAAATACCACCAATAGAAGTTGCACTTGCTTTTTTTATGTCTTCAGCATTTTGTTTTTGTTGTAAAGCAATATCTTTTTCAGTTTTTAATATTTTTACTTTTAACTCATCTTGTTTAGCAAGGTTTTTTTGTATTAACTCATCGTTTTTTTGTAAAGCATATTTTGCTTTTTGATATTGCAAATAACTCGCTAATTCAATATTTAAAGAATTTTGAAATTTTGTCTCATCCTTTAGGTTTTTAATTGTAGTACCATAGTTATCATTTATTTTTTTAATTAATTTTACTCGTTCTTCAGAATTTACATTTGTTGCTTTTAATTGTGTAATTAACGAAGCAAAACCCGAACTTTGCTTTGCTACTTCTTCACGTTGTTTTTTTGCTTCTTCGCCAATTGCTTTTTGTTGATTAGCAAATTTTTCACTTTCTTTAGTTGAAAACCCAACAGCTTTGCTTATGTCATCCCAATACTCATAAATAACACCTAATGCAACAACAAGTAGTCCAATTCCTGTGCCACCTATCGCAGCTTTAATTGAATTAAACGCAGAAACAGCAGTTTTACCTAAATTTACAAATGCGTCTTTTGCTTCAGTTAATTGGTCAATTCCTGCAGCTAAAGCCATTGCGCTTTGAACTTTTAATAAAGTTTTTTCTACTTCTTCGCTTTGATTACCAACTAAAGCCATTGCACCTTGAACGGCTGCAAAACCACCTGCTACTCCTGTAAGTGCTTGTCCTAAACCTTTAAACTTTGCGTCAGGGTTAAATGAATCAGTTAACGCTTTTGCGTCTGCAATTTTGTCTTTTAATTCGGCTGCTCTCTTTGCCGCTTCTCTTGCTTGGTCTGAAGTTGCTCCAAACTTATCCGCTAAAGTTTGAACTTCAATTTGTGCTTGTTTAAGTTGTTGCCTTAAGTTGCCTAAATTTTCTTTTACTTCTAATTCAATTACTTTTTTTTCAGCCATTATTCTTTAGTTTTTTTTCTATTAACCTTTTGCGTTGTGCTTGTTTCCATTGTTCTTTTATGCTTGTAGTAAATTTATATTTACCTTTTGCTATGTCAATGTTTTCGCTTTCTCCGTAAAAATCACTTAACAAAAGCATTTCTATTATTTTGTTTATCATACTTGGTTTATTATAATATAATTTGTGTCCGTGTTTCCGTTGAGATAGTCTGTGTTTAAAGTTATTGTAATTACTCGTGCAGCGTGTGTTGGAACTGTTACGTTTAAATAACCTTCTGCTGTAAATAATACGCTTGACAAAGTAACATCACCTGCGCTTTTACCTATTCTTACTTGTGTTGCTCCATTTGTGAATAATATTGCAAAACGTAAAGTGTTTCCTGTTCCTGTTGGTGTGTCAACTAATTTAATTGGCTTTACTTGTGCAAAGTCACTAATCAAAGTAAAACTTACATCACCTGTTGTTAAGTCGCTTTGCATTTCGTTAATCATATAACGTTTGTCTCTAATTATTAATCTATCATTTAACTGAAGTTGTGTAAGTAAAGAAACAGGAAGTATTGTTTTAACTTTTACTAGTCGGTTTTTTGGGTTGTATAAGTTAACTAAATAATCTCTGTAATATAAAGCGTAAATCGTGTTTGGGTTGTTTTCTAAATAAAAGCTTGAAATTTCTTCACCAAAATTTAATGTTAAAGGAATTAAACCTGTTTCAAAAAGTATGTTGCTATCTTGTCCAAATGGAACGTAAACGTCTGTTGATGCTTGTCCGTCCCAATGTATTTTGTCACCACCTGTTAAAGTTGTAATTCTATTCATATACAACAAAACAGGTTTCGGAATATAAGGTGCTAACTCTTTGTTTAGGCAATAACCTACTTGTAAATTGTTACCGAAATTATTAAATAGTAAATTTTCAAATGGACTTTCAACTTTGTATTCGCCACCGTCGTAGTTCCAACCTATTTTCGTGTTTCCGTAGCCGTGTGCATCTGCGTTTAATGGACTTTCTAAAAAGTATTTATTTAACATACATTCGCTATCTTGATACTTGAACTCAATAGACTTATAAAGTTTCATTCGTTCAATTTCAATGCTTGTGATGTCGGTGTATTCTGTTATGTCAACTACTGCTCCTTTAGAATACCAATATTGTATTGGGTCAAAAGTAAATACGTTCTTCGTGTTTGAGTAAACAGTTAAATTAAACTCTTTGCATATTCCTGAAATAAAATCTACTATTTTTAAATCAGGCGCTAACGATTGTAAATTAGTTAAACTCGTTGTTGTTGCTGTTGCGTTATTTGAATTTCCTGTTTCATTAATTACCGCGTTTGAGTTTGTGTCAACATAACTTCTTTGATATGTAAAATTTAAAGTTAAAGTTGTTACTACGTCTGCTCTTAATTTAAAAGTCATTGTAGATTCAGGGTTTGCAATAATATTAAATTGATTAATATTACTTGAAGTTGTTGAGCCTGTGTGTGAACTATTAAAAACTCCGTTTAAATAAACATCTATATAATAAGTTGTGGCTACCGAAATTGCCGTTACATTAAAACCAAGCAAATGTGTGTAATCATTGTAATTGCTTGAATTTATTGCTGTAAAACTATTTGTTGTTGTGTTAAACGCAGTTGCTAAAGTTCCACTTGAAGCTGTTAAGTCTATTGATATTGCACTACTGCTTGTTAAAGTAAAAGTTTGCTTATTCTTAAAATATAAAAATGCTTTTCTAAATAAGTCACTTTGTAAAAATATTCCGTTAAATGTTATTGCGTATTGACTTTCAATTAAATCAAATATACTTGCAACACGAACCGCAGGAAATAATTCTGTGTAAACTATTTCGCCATCAACGTGGCTTATATTGTTATCGTTGTTTGTAGGGTATTCATACCAATTAGGTAAATTTGCAGTAGGTAACGGAACACTTGAACCAAACTGCCAAACTCTATTTGAACTTATTAACGGGTAACGAACGTCGTAATCAGTTGCTGAACTATCAATTGTTACTCTGTCGTAAACTTCTTGGTTTGTATAGTCGTGGTCTAATGTACTATAATTTAATTGGCTTAATTTGTCTTCATTAAAGAAGTCTTTTAAACTTACTCCTGCTCCGTAAAATGTTACTGAATAACTATCTGCACTTCCGTTTTTTAGGTTCGTCTTTTCGAGCTGAATTTTACCACGTCTAAATAACACCGTGTCAACTTCTATATATGCGTTGTATCTATTTTGATAGTCAATAGTTGCATCAACATCGTTTTGGTAAAAGTGCTGAAATATTGCGTTGTTTGTAGGTGAACAAGGAATTGTAAAACCTTGCGAATAGTCTGTAAAGATTTTACTTATATCCGAAATATTTTGTATTGTTGAACTTACGGTTATTTTTTCATCGTTAAATAATTCTAAACGTGAAAATTCTAACTCGGTTTGTGCTAAAGCCGTTTCTATAAATATTGCTACTTGCCTTTTCATTAAATAACTGAATTAATAACATCAAATGCAAACTCAAATTCCAAACTATAATTTATTTGTTTTGTATTAATACTCTTAAACAACTCCGTGCTTTTAGTATTAATCTTTGCAGGTTTATTGTCAATCAGTATTCGTTCGCTTAACATTATTTGTTTTAAAACTTCCTTCCAATTTTCGTAAACCCAACCTGTGTTAACTTTAATACTTTTTTTACCGTTAGCGTTAAATACTTTTCTTTGTCCTTCTAAAGTGTTGTAGTTAAAACTATCAGTTTGTAATAAATTGTATTCCGTGTTTTCAATGCTAAAGGTGTCGTTACTTGCCTTAAAAAAGAATTCACGTTGCCAAGCTCCATACTTGTTTACAAAGTCAATTATAACAGGTGTATATTTACATTCTTCAAGTGGATAAAAATAATAAGTTACTTGAACTGCTGAAGCTCCGTTTAAAATTTCTACTTTGTTTCCTTCGTTTACGTTTGCGGTTCGAACTCGTGGTATGTCAAATGTTGAACTTGCTACTGCTAAAGTTGTTACTACTGCGGTGCTTAAATTTGTGTAACGTGCTGTAAAACTTGCGCCTGTTGTTACTCGTATTTTTCCTGCGTCACTTGTTGGGTTGTAATAATAGTTTCCTGCGTCAAGTCCGTAGTTTCCTAAATCAAAATTGTAACCGCTTTCGTAATATGAATAACCGTCAAATGCTATGTAGTCTGTTGTGTCTAAAAGCGTATAAGTTGAACCTACTAACTTATAGCGTTTTACCCTTACGTTTACACGTTCTGTTGTCGGGTTTGTTACCGCAGCGTTTCCACCTGCTGAACAACTTGCAAAACGTATGTATTCACGTATGTACGGACTAATGTCGTAAAGTGTTTCAACGTTGTTTGACGCTGGTATTAATTTACTCAAAGTGTATTGCGGACTTCCTGAAAAAGTTGTTGCGCTTAAAAACAATTCTACTTTAGAACCGTTTTGCCCTGTTTCTGCAATCCTAATTAAATACGGTGAACGTGCAAATATATTAGCCATTATTTCTTTTCGTTTTTAAATTGTGTTTCTTTAAATAAATTAATTGCATCTAAACCAAACTTTTCAATAAGTTCATCCGGCAATCTTTTAAATGCAGCTTCAAATGGTTTGGTAAAAAACAAACTTGGTTTTATACCTTGTGCAAATATTCTTTTCTGTAACCAAAAACCCAAAGTCTTATAACCGCCTTTTGCAAATGTTCCGTCTGCATTTCTAAATCTTATATTCTTTTTTTGCGCCCATTTACTCAAAGGTTCAACAGGTGGCATTTTATTTTTAAAACTAAACGGACTATTCGGAGCTTTTTGTCTTCCGTTTTTTACTAAACTTGGGTTTGCGCCTTTAACTCCTTTGTCTTGAAATTGTCCGTATTGGTTCATTTCAAAGTCCATACTTAACGAATTAGGCATTGCCTTTACATTTCCCTTTAAACTTTGATAAAGTCCTTTAGAAACGTTTTTTTTATCACGTGTTAAATTCTTTCGTGCTTCTGCAATAACGTAATCACGAAACCTTTCAAGTTCTTTTTGTACTTCCGATTGTTTCATCTTAACAAATAGTCATTTCGTTCGGTGTTACTACGTCAAAAGTCATAGTCCAACCTGCCATATAATTTTCAAAACGTTCTGTAAATGGTTCTAAATTTGCAGTTCCTTCAACCATAAATAAATCGTATGCTAAACTTCCGTGTTTTATTATTTCGTAAGCCCTATTTAATACTGCGTGTTGTGTATTCAATACGTCAATTTCGTTGTCGTTACCTAAAAAAATATTTGTTGTTGCGTTCTTGGAAATATCTACAACATCCATTGCAATTAAACTAATATTCCAAGTTGTTGTGCGTTCGTCTAACGTGCAGTTGTTTACCATTATATGTAATAAAGGAAATATTGTTTGTTTGCTTAAATCAACTTTAAATATGTCGCCTTGTGTTACCGTGTTAACAATAACGTCTGCGTCAAAGTGTGTTTTTAATTTGTCTAATAAGTTGTAGTAACCTGTCATTTTCGTAATTTATTTAATTGTCTTTGTTCAATTTCTTGCTTTTGCTTTTCGAAGGTAAGATAGTTGAGACACATAGTAAGTCGATATCCGGTGACTGTGTCAAATCTTGTAATGTCTCCTTGAGCGAGTGCATAAACTGATTGATACCAACCCCATTGTTTTCCAAATTGAGCTTGTTCGCTAAACTCGTTTGCGTCTTCTTGTTCGTCTTTATCTGCCGTTCCAAATAATTCAGAGTAGCTGTCAATAATTCGCTTCCTAAATTCCAAAAAAAAACACTTGAACTAATCGCTATGTCTACAGGTGTAAACTTCATTAACTCGTGCATTTCGTCCATAGGTTTGTAATCTATTATTTCGTACTTATCCTTAAACTTCATTTTAATAGGTCGGTACATAACAGCCATTGCTTTGTGATAGTCTTCCCACTTCAGTAAACTGTTTTCAAGGTCTACGTATTCGCCAAAACTTATGTCTTCCAGATTAGTAATAAATCCAAATTCTTGTGTTCCTATTTTAAAGGTTGGTTGAAACTTTGGCTTTTGCTCAAACAAGTTTTTAAAGTGTAAAATTAATTCGTTTAAACTTGTCAACTTCATTTTTACAATATCCTTTAATTCTATACCGCAGAATATTTGAACCATTTTTTGCGCTATAAATTCTTCGTCGTTGCTTCCCTGTTGAACCTTTAAAAATTCTTGGTAGCTTTTTAATGGAATTTCATTTAAAGTAGTTGGTACGTTTATTTCTAACTTCATATCTTAATAATTAATTATTCGTGTTTTTGTTGTGTTCGTTTTTTTGTATGTAATCGTATGTTTGTTTTAACATATTAATATCTCGGATGTCACGTAAATAAATACGAACCTTTACACCTTTTTTTTGGTATATGTAAATTTGTACGCATTGCATCATTACTTCTAAATCATTCATCGTATAAAATATAAACCTTTTGTTGGATTGTCTAATTGATATGCTACTGCGTAACGCAAAGCATCTATTGCGTGGTTGTGTTTGTCAATCGGTGTTTTTGACTTCTTTTCAAGCCAAGAATAGTTGTTTAGTTCTTTTATTAAATCTATGCTATCTTCTGTAATTACAAGGTCGTAATCCTGTAGTAAACTTATTCCGTAAATAACAGAGTCTGCTCCTTTAATTGTCGGCACAACATTATTACCAAGTGCATTCAATTCGCTTATTAATCGTGGTTCTGAATTGTCACCTACTATTAAATCTTTACTTGCAAAGTCTGAATTTAACCTTGCTATTTGGCTTGTGGTTAACGCCTGTTTGTAGTACAGTAACTTAACGTAAATGATTTTGTTTGTTTTGTCTATATTAGTTTTGACTAACGTTGTAGGGTCTGCACTAAATCCGTAGTCTTGTCCGTATACACTTACACCAACTTCTTTAAAGTCTCCTATCTTCCAATTGGTAAATATAACTCCTTCAGCTTTGTCTAACCAACCACCAAGTATTGTGTGTTTGTATTTTTCAGGTCTTCGTTCTTTTATGTATTCAACCTGTTTTAAAAAAGACTCGGATAGGTTTTCGATGTTATCCAAGTACGTTGTATGTATGTACGTGGTATCGTTTTTTATTAGTGTTGTACCTTGTTCTATTCCTTTGCTTTCAAAGAACTTGTCGTATATGAAATGTTCTTTTGTTGTAGGGTTAAGAATAAGAATAACTCTGTTTTGTTTTGTCTTGTGCCTTATGGATAAATCTATTTTGTCAAACGTATCTTCGTCTGTAAGTTCTTCGGCTTCGTCAAGTACCCAAGTAGTAACTCCTTGTAAAGATTTTAAGTTTGCCGTTTGTGTTCCAGAACTTGTCTTTATTCCTTTAAATATTATTTTGCTACCGGTTTGTAAGTTTATTATTTCGTCTTTTGTTACGACAAATTGGTCTTGCATTTGCATCAACTCAATCTTTTCTATAAATTCCGGTATTATTGAAATGGATGCCGAAACTAAAGTGTAACGTGTAAACAAAACAACGTGTCCGCTTTCCTTTGTAAGTAAAAGTAAGAACGTTGTAACGCTGTAAGACTTGGACGAACCACGACCACCGGTTACAATAAAGTAACGTGAAGGACTTCCTAAATAATTAAACTTCTGGTTTATAACTATCAATTCGGAATAGGTCTTTTACATCAAAGTCTGAAACACTTAAATTAGTATCTGTAGTTTGTTTAGGTTGTCCAAATGCGCTATCCATAACCGCTTTGTAAGCATTAACATCGCCTTTACTTGCTTTGGTTAACATCGCTAAAGTAATTACTTCTTCTTGGCTTAATTCTTCAACTTCGCCTGTGAGTCCGTTTTTTTGTTTGGTTATTAAGTCAAGATATTGCCTTGCAACTGTAGCTCGGTTCTTACTTCCTTTTGGTCTTCCGTTTGGATTTCTTACTTCGCCTTTTGTTGCAGGTTTTAAATTTTCATCGTTAGCCATTTCTTCTTATTTTTCTCTTATTACTTTGTTAATTTCATTCTGCGTTTTTCTTCTTAAATTTCTTAAAGGTTGTGTAATTTCTAAATGTTTAATATTGGTCACTATCCATTCTTTGTTTGCTCCTTTTTTATTTAAGTATTCTATTGCTTCAGTCAACCGCATTTTCTTCAGTTGTTACTTCTTCTGTTTGTTCTGGACTGTACTCGTTGTAAATTACTCGCAGCTTACTTACTAAATCTCTTAAACAACTTGAACAAGTGCTAAAGGTTAATTTTTGGTTTAGTACTCTGTTGTTAATTGCAATTAGACTTGTTTGTTCATCGCTTGTTAGTGTGTTCGTGTTTTGCTTAAAATAAGTGTCTAACGTGTTAAACTCGTCTTCTGTTAAACACAGCGGTTTTGCATACGGAAATAGTTTATTCAACTTTTCTTTTCTTTCGTCACATCCGCAGTCTTCACCTGCAATAAATTTAACTAACTTGTCTATTCCTGTTGCTTCTGTAATCTTTGCGATTGTATCGCCTAATCCTTTACTTTTCATTTTTTCTTTTTTATTAGTTCGTAATCTTGGTTTATAAAATCTTGGTAGTCTTCACCTACGTTATTTTTAATTCGTTTTTTACAAGTTTTAACCGTGTTAAATATGCTTGTCACACTTATGTTTGTTTCACTACTTATTTGTCTTAAACTTTTATTCGTGTTTTTGTACAGTTCAAATAATTGTTTGTCGTACCAGTGCCAACTATCACATTCTAAATCCACGTTATTTAACAGGTCGTTGTAAGCTTCGTTTTCTTCTGTGTTGTTTTCTTCTGCTAAATTATAAACGTCGTCTAAAGGTATAAATTTAATTTTGTTGTTTTTGTTCACGTGCTGAAGGAAAGTATTTTTTAAAGCCAACCACATATAACCTTTACTTATGTTTCCGTCTTTAAATAGTTTTTCTTCGCTGCTCCACTTCATTAACATAATATAAGTTTCCTGGACTATGTCTTCAGCAAAGAAGTATTCGCCAAATTGATTAACCATTTTAACCCATTCGTTGTGATGCTTTGCAACTTTAGTTAACCATTCCAATATTTCATTGTTTAGATATTAAGCAAATGTATGATTAATTTTTCAACAATAAACAAACGAAGTTATTAACAATTAGTTGTGTACAACAAAAAAAGCGCAAACAATTAAGTCTGCGCCTACGTTTTTAATCTGAAAATTTTATTTATTTACGAAGTAATCTATTTTTTTAAGCGTTGAAAGTGAAACGTCTTTGCCTTCTAAAAAATTAGTAAGCTGGAAAAAATGAAATTTATTTCCTTTGTCCTGTATTTCTTTTGCAATTTGGTTTCGTTTTTTATACGCTAAAATCTTTTTTACTTCCCTTCGTAACTGCTCGTCTTGTATGTACATATCAAAACGGTAAATCGTCGTTTACATCCAGCGTTTTGTATTGTGGCTCATTATTTTGAATTTGTGGCTCACCTTTTACAAATGGTTCACTAAATGAAGCCGACATAAATTTAACTCCCTTTGCTGAAGTCTTCAACCATAAAGCTACTTCCATATCCTTGCCGTTTACGTTTACTTTGCCTTTATAGTCCGGATGATTTTCAGCTTTTTTGTTGTCGTTCTTAAAAATTGCACCTGTGTTGTTTCTTGTTTCCATTTTTATTTATTTAAATTGTTTGTATTCGTGTTTTAGTCGCTCCAAGTAAAGAACAAAGTCCATCGCTTCTTCTTGTGCGTGTGTTAGCCATTCTAACGTTGTTAAATCCGTTCGTTCTAACGTTGTCTTGTATTTCTTTATTCCCGCTTCTGAACGTTCCTTGAATTTAGCCATTACGCTTAAAACGTTTTTGTCTTGTATTTGTATGTTCATATCAGCCAATTAAATAAATTGTAAATACCAACGGCAGCAAAACCATAAATTGCTATCCAAATAATAATTGCTATTGTTTTTTCTTTCATATTGTTTCTATTAAATTGTTAAAATAAATTCTTGCTTCTTCAACCTTTGTTTGTATTTCCCAAATTACTGTTTCGTCTCGTTCAACTTTAAAGACTTTTACTTTTGTTTGTTCTGGAAGGTGGTCGAAGTTATGTTTCTTTTCTACGTAATCCCTAATTTCTGCGTCTTCATCAATTTTAAAATGTTTCCAATGTTCCCTACGTATTTCGTCTTCAACTATTTCTAAAGGTGTGTTGACTAAACAATAACAAAGTAGTGCTTCAGTCTTGCCTGTTAGCCACATATAACCCTGTAATTGATAGTAATAATCTTTTGTAGGTATTTCGTCTTCAAAGAACGGAAACGTGTGTGCTTCGTAACTGCATTTTATGTCTAATAAAATTTCATTCGTGTTTACGTCAGGTGTTCCTGTTATCCATTCGTTGTTAAAATGTTCTTCGTTCTTAAATATAAACCCTAAACCCAAAACATCGTTTACCAAGCTAATTGCTTCGTCTTCGCATTGTAAACCTTTGTCGGTATAACGTGAACTAAACTCTTTTTTAATGCCGTATTTGTGTTCTAAAACAAGTTCTTGTATGTAACTCTTTGCTGTTTTGCTTAATGTCTCGGTCTTGGTGCGTGGAGCGGTCATTAACCGCCCCAATGCTGAACAACGTATTTTCATACTTCTAACGTTTTTAATT